ATATAGTATCATTATACTAATATTTCTCAATTTTAGTTTGCAATCATTTAATTCAAAAAAAATATAATATTAAGATAGTAATTCATTTCGTGCATTCATATATGCTTGATGTGCTTGGTCTTCAGTTGTGAAAGTTCCGAGACGTTTTGTAATTCCGTTTTTAGTAATCATCGCCACGTACGTATTCGAATTTGGATTTTTGTAGAATCCTTGCGTATCCTTCCTGTAGTAATTGATTGAACTGTAGCTTTCAATGGACAAATTGTCCACGCTACAGTTCAATCGGTTAGCATCTTTATGATGCAGAACAACTGATTTGTTCGTCAACGAAACCAAGTTCAAACATGCGTAAGCTACGATACGTGCTCTCGTATATTGAACATTGTTTATCATAATCACATTGTATCCATGGCGATGGTTAATTTTGTTCTCGATATATTTCCAGTTACCTGATTTCATTAATCTTTCAATCGAGCCATCACGATAAACCCGAAGACGAGTTCCACCCAAGTATAGTTCGACAGGTTCGAAATCCATTGTATATAAGGGCATAGAAGTTAATTATCCGATTCAATTTTAATTGTATAATATATGGAAGATTCTGTATTTGTGTATATCACGATTGTTTTGATTGTTGGCTTAATTATATACACAATTATACAAGTTATGAAACAATCTATGAATTGTAAAAGTATTGCTTCCATTGAACCTACTAAGTTAACTGGCATTGGAACGCGCGACCCACGTTTCAATAATAAATTATACGATTATTACGTGAAATCTTCTTACAATAGTTGTGCAACCGGTGCTTTTACGAATGATTATGTCAACATGTGCGCACTTACCAATTGTATCAAACAAGGGTTTCGACTTCTTGATTTTGAAGTATATGATGTAAATGGAACTGCTGTAGTGTCTACCTCTAATTCTCCTAACTATACAATTAAGGGAACTTATAATTCATTAAATCTAGATGATGTTCTTAAATATGTTTCTGAAAATGCCATATCCACGGCTCGAATGACGGATAATTGTCCCAACGCATCCGACCCACTCTTTTTACATTTCAGAATCAAAAGTAGTCATATTGAAATTTACAACAGCATCGCTACTTCACTCAGTACTCATTTTGGAAAATATTTACTCTCGAGCGAATACAGTTATGAAAATCATAATCTCAATTTAGGGTTAGTACCTCTTAAATCTCTCATGTCCAAAGTCATTATTATTGTAGACAAAACCGAAAAAATACTAAACACCAGCAAATTAATGGAATATGTGAACATTGGAGGCAAATCTGTATTCATGCGTGTATTGCCCTATAACAATGTAGTGCATACACCCGATATGGACGAACTTATTGATTTCAATCGAACCAATATGACCATTTGTACTCCAGACGATGACAACAATTACAATACAACGGTTAGCATGCAATATGGTTGTCAATTTTCTTGTTTAAACGCACAATACAATGATACTATTTTACAAGCTTATAATCATTTTTTTGATGAATTTGCATTTCAACTTAAACCTGAAAATCTTCGAAAGGTAGAAGTAACTGTACAAGTTCCTCCTGACCCTGATATGAACAAATCATACGGATACAAAACACACACTTCTGATTATTACTCTTTTAATCTTTAATTATACTATGGCAGTAGGTATATATATAAGATGTCACGGAGATTTATTATGCGAATCCTATCCAATCACTATAGATTCACCTTCTGGTCTAACTATTCATAAAGAAAATTTATCCTCTTTATGCGGTCCTTCTTTCCCATTTACAGAACACCGTAATCCAGAAGACGTTGCTTTAGAATTAGCAAGAGGTAAAGATATGTGTTATTCGCGAAAAGAGTATGAATCTATTTTAGAAAAAGCACATCCTCGTTCTATTCAACGTAATTCAGAAGGAAAATTATTATATATAGGTAAAGAATTTGATGATGATGTATTTGAAAATGTATGTGAAAAAATACTAGGAAAACAAAGATGGATTAAAAAAATATATACCGTATCCTACAATCCAGAAAATTTTAGTATGTTTACCATTGCATTTCAAGGAAAATCATGTAATATATTAGCTACTAGTATCGATGATTTTTGCAGCACATTTGATTTCAAACTCGAAGAAACTGAAAAGTTATCTACTTTGTTGGATGAACTCTATAAAACAGATACATTTACGACCGAATTTATATTTGAACTAGCATCTTTATTTCAAACATTAGGTGCTACTGATATTCATATATTAGACGAATCATGTTCTATCCCAAATGCACGATGTCATATCGCGAAAGATACACTGCAAGATTTTGTGGAAGAACACAAATTAGGTTTTGGTGGAACTAGAAAAAAGAAAAAGAAAAAGAAAACCAAAAGAAAAAATAAATGATAATATATATGACAGAATTAAATGTCCAAAAACAAAATTTAGAAGTGTTAGAACCGATTGACCCTGCCGTTACTATACTCAATTGTAGTGAGAATAGATTAGAACAATTACCGGAATTACCTCCTGGATTACTTGAATTAAATTGTAGTTATAATCCACTAGTAAGATTACCTGATTTACCACGTGGATTACGTGTATTATTTTGCAGTGCGAGTCAATTAGAACAATTACCGGAATTACCTCCTGGATTACTTGAATTAAATTGCAATGAGACTCCAATAAATGAACTTCCACCATTACCCGTTTCCATACAATCCATATATTGTAACTATACGTATCTTCGTGGTACGATTCATTTACCTCTTACACTTGTAAATCTAACAACTTTATACTGTAGTTGGTGTGATTTGGTAGAAATTCCTATACTTCCTCCTAATATTACCGATTTAAATTGTAGTCATAATCCCATGGATGCATTATCCGAACCTTTACCTCAACATTTACGTAAGCTTATTTGTTATAGTTGTTATCTAGAAAGTTTACCCAAATTACCTGGTAGTTTGATAACATTAGAGTGTGAACAAAATGCATTACGAGAATTACCTGTTTTACCACCTGGGTTGAGAAATCTTTTATGTGGTGGTAATAGTTTAGAAGAATTACCAGTTTTACCTGGTAGTTTGGTAGATTTAGAGTGTCAACATAATGAAATATCAGAATTACCTGAGTTACCTAACGGTATAGTAACTGTAAATTGTAGTTTTAATCGTATTCGCAATTTACCTAATTTACCTGCTAGTTTGACCGAATTTGATATGACACATAATCCAATAACCGAGGCATCTTTTGCTCTACTGTCACAACGATTTCCAGACCAACAGTTAACTCATGGTGACTTTCCCGAAGGATTTATGGATGAGGTAGAACCGGAAGACCCTGAACCATTAGAACCAGACCCGGACCATGAAGAATATGAAGAACCTGAATTAACAGAAGGCGACCTAATTGAAGCTAGAAATATATCAGTTCAATATGAAGTACATGATGCATTTGACAAAATAGATATATCTAAATTAATTCCAATCATTGATTCTGACACTCCACCATATGACCCAACGCGTTTATTTGAATTCATTCAACAACTAGTCCATGAAAACACATTAGATACTGAAGAAAAAGGAAGAATAATTGCGTTATTTGAACAATTTTCAAATCATATTAGAGAAACATTACAGTTATGTGTTACCGATGCTCCTACACAACGATTAATATCTGCAGCGTTAACTTATGTTAGTCGTCAAAATCCTGAGTTTCAAAATAATTATATTCGTTTTTTGATAGAAGATATTTCTTCTGCGTATGAATTTAATCCAGAAATACCCGATTTAGATACCGCATCATGCCCAAAGGGAATCAAAGAACGTATGATTATGAATTTAAAAAGTGCTACACTGGGTCAAACAGATGCCTACAAACCATTAATACATGCATTTGAAAAGATACCCATTGATGTTATGCGCGAATTTACAACTGCTTGTCTAGAAAAGGAAAAAGCAAGGATAGAAACAGCATCTACCTCGGATGAAAAAGCAAGAATAGTTGCCGAATGTGTACGCGAAAAATTACGAAATGCTTCCTATTTTCCACCTTCAAGAGGTGCAGAAGAAGTACCCGACCCTCCAGAATTTTCTGAATATGTAGATACCTTAAAATATGGTTTTGAGGGTGGAACAAGACGTAAAAAACTGAAACAAAAGAAAACTCGTAAAAAAAAGAAAACAAAACGTAACATTAAAAAAGTGAAACTTTCTAAAAAGAAAAGAGCCAAATAAAATGGCTTTCAGTTTCCTTTTTACACCAAGGCTCATCGTGAATTTACTGAACGTTGTAGTGAATATTCCATGAATCCAACCTGCGGCCTTATTTCAGGCGGTTTAGTATTAAATGCAACACTTCTAACATTGCACCTAATACCCAAGTTACACTCTATAGTCTCTGCAAATTTGATTTCGCAACAGTAAAATTGTGATGGCCGATATCGTGAAGAAATCATAAAATTACAAGTCATTCTTCTGCATCCATGGGATATTCAAACATTCGGCAATTACGTAAATCGATTTGTATAAATCATTATTTTTTTATTTAGCTATAATATATGAGCCAACAAGAACCACAGGAACTAGAACCACACGAACTAGAACCACGCGCATTAGATGATGCATTTGCAGAAGCTGAACATGAACCAGAAAGTGATGATATTGACTCTGAAACCGAAAGTGAAACTGAAACTGAACATTACTTTGGTAGTGTACCTGCACCTATAAGTAGAACATCAAGTACATCATCCGACATAATGAATACAGAAGAACAAGAAATAGCAGAAGAAGCTGAATTAGATGCAGAATCATCCGATATCGAATCAGATAGTGAGTCATATAGCGAGACAGATGATGAAGAACGTGAATATCCCGAAGGAGTTTTTGTTCCTGAATCAAAAGAAGAGTTGATTCGTGCCATTCAAGAACATATGGAAGGCAATACTACAAGAGGCGATATCAATGATTGGAACGTTACCCATATTACCGACATGAGTTTTTTATTTAAGGATAAAGATACATTTAATTCTAACATTGGAAACTGGGATACAAAAAACGTAACCAACATGGAATCCTTGTTTGAAAATTGTAGTTCATTCAACCAAGATTTATCCCAATGGAACGTATCCAACGTAACTACTATGGAATCCATGTTTGCAGGTTGTATTCAATTTGAGCAGCAATTTGATGATGACGACTATGAATGGGATGTAAGTAATGTTACGAATATGAAACGAATGTTTTTTGCTTGTATACATTTAAATTGTGATATATCCTATTGGAACGTATCCAAAGTTACTACCATGGAAGCTATGTTCAAAGGATGCAGAGAATTCAATCAACCTCTTCACTATTGGAACGTACAAAATGTAACCAACATGGAATCCATGTTTGAAGGGTGTTATAATTTCAATCGACCATTTAGAGGTAAGATAGGCAGTAAAATAAGTGAATGGGACGTTAGAAGAGTTACAACGATGAAAAACATGTTTAGCGATTGTAATCGTTTCAATCAAGACCTTAGTTGGTGGGAAACCTATAAAGTAACCGATATGGAATCTATGTTTGAACATGCTAGAAGTTTTAATAATGGTCAATCTCCAAATATTGTTACCCATATGAAATGGAAAGTTCGTAACGTAACCAACATGAAAAAAATGTTCCGTTATTGTACCAATTTTAATTCAGTTTTGATGCACTGGAACATGGTGAACGTAACCAACATGGATGAAATGTTTAGTTATTGTCGTAATTTTACAGGTATGGATTTAGACACGTGTAAACTTACAAGTACAATAGACGAAGTTAAACCTCCTCTCACGATGAATTCTATGTTCAAAAATTGCAACAATTGTAAACCCGATATATCCAGTTGGGACGTATCCAGAGTGACCGATATGAGTTATCTATTTTATAGTTGTCCACTATTTAATACACCCTTACATTGGAATGTAAGCAATGTAACTAATATGGAATCCATGTTTTCCTATTGCACATCGTTTAATCAACCATTAGATTGGGATGTAGGTAACGTAACTAATATGAATTCCATGTTTTTAAATTGCGAAATGTTCAACCAACCGTTGAATTCATGGAATGTAAGTAACGTAACTCATATGAATTCCATGTTTTCTGACTGTAGACGGTTCAATCAACCATTGAATGCATGGAATACCTCTAAAGTAGAAGATATGGGTTTGATGTTTGATTCATGTGCCCGTTTCAATCAAAACTTATCTTCTTGGGATGTAAGCGAAGTGAAAGAAATGAGTTATATGTTTCTTCGGTGCGGATTTTTTAACAACGGAATTAAACCTACTATGCATAGTGAACCATCGGTAGAACATTCAGTAGATGATGATGAAGAAGTTACACAAATTGTAGAAGAATATAGAGAACCTCAAACTATCCAACCTAGACTACTACATCCTCCAGAACATTTATCGTTAAATCAATGGAATACTGGAAAAGTAACCAATATGACGGAAATGTTTTCAAGATGTACATTGTTCAATGACAATATATCGGATTGGAATGTAAGCAACGTAGTAAATATGTCAGGCATGTTTTTAGACTGTGAAAATTTTACTGGAACAGATAATATAACTTTTTCAAAAAAAGATATCGGTAAATGGAATACAAGCTTAGTAACGAATATGTCCAACATGTTTACCAATTGTGTTCAATTTGATGCAACTCTTTCAAACTGGAACGTGCAAAATGTTACTGACATGTCTTTTATGTTTGAAAATTGTAGAAGTTTCAATAATGGTGCAAATAGACCTAGAAACCCTGAAGAAGAACAAGTTCCAACTCCAAATGCATTAAGATGGAATACAACTAACGTAACTGATATGCAATCCATGTTCAAATCGTGTGTTTTATTTAACTCTAGTCTTTCTTCATGGAATGTAAGTAGTGTAGAAAATATGGCCTATATGTTTTATCAGTGCAATAATTTTAATGGAACAAATACGTTTATTGTGGATGGTCATACAGTACACGAAGACATTAGCAAATGGGATACTGGTAATGTAACAAACATGTCCCATATGTTTGAAGAAGCCCTCTTATTTCGTGTAAATATCCATGAGTGGAACATAAGTAGTGTTACAGATTTTACTGATTTTGATAAAGAGTGTTGTTTTAAACCTCGTAATACACCTACACAAGTACGAGATTATAGTGAAAAAGATGTAGCAGAAATTCGTGCAAAATTGCCACCTTTTAAATTTCCAACTGGTGGAAAACGCACTCGTCATAGAAATCATAAAACAAGAAAAGGTAAACGAAATCGAACCAAACGTTACATTAAAATATATATATAATATAAATGAGTTTTACTACAAAAGAAGAATTGCAGAATGCCATTTATTCTTACCTAAATGGTGATAGAACCAACGGATACATTCATCATTGGGACGTATCGCGCATTACCGACATGAGCAATTTATTTAGCGATATGCCTACCTTCAACGAAAACATTTCAAATTGGAATGTAAGCAACGTAACTTCTATGGCCAACATGTTTTATGGATGTACCTATTTCAACCAAGATTTGTCGAATTGGGATGTTAGCCGAGTTACCGATATGTCTCGCATGTTTTATAAATGCAGCAATTTTACAGGATTAAATAATAAAATAAATAAAACAAATAAAACAAAAAAACAATGGAGTTGCATCTCTTCCTGGAACACTGAAAATGTAATCAATATGACCAGTATGTTAGAAGACGCTGTTATATTCAGCGCGAAAATTCATGATTGGGATGTACATAATGTAGTCTATTGCAAAGATTTTAGTAAAAATTGTTGCCACATGAGACATAATTTACCCAAATTTTCAAACCATTCTCTATCCTTATCTTTAGTTGTACCTTTACAAGAAACTTCTTTCTTTGATTTTGAAAAATCTCCCATCCTTACTTCTCCCCAAGAATTATATCCAAGCACGGCAAATCCTGTTATAAGTCCATTACGGTATACACCTTATAAAGTTGTATCTCCCTTAAAATCCGCTACAAACAAATTATCTCCACCAGATGAATATATTGGCTCCAAACCTCCATCTCCTGACGTAGAATACATTGCTACCGTACCTCCACCGCCTGTTCCATCGCCTGTTCCACCACCTGTTCCATCACCAGAGGTAGAATATATTGGCACCAAACCTCCTGTTCCGTCACCAGTGTGGTCCATGCCTACATTAAATTTTTTAACGGAACCACCACCAGTTACATCTGGGGGATACCGTAAAAAAACTAAAAAAAAACAAAAAAAAATAAAATTGTTATATAAATCAAAAAAAATAAAAAAGAACATTAATGACATACTGGCAACAGATTTGGCATATTGAACGATGCATGTACCCTCCCTTCACGAAGGTAAGCAATATCTAATTGGTCCAATTCTTTTTTTGGTGTATTACTCGTCATAATTAAAATCACTTTACGATAAATAAACATGTCATCTAAAAACGACGTCCATGTTGTTTTGTTGTGAACTGCCGTTGGAATTTCCTTATTGTGAAACACTTCATGATTATGAATATCTTGTATCAGTACATCCACTTCTTCCAATACAACTACTAACGGCGTATCGTCCATGTCCGCATCTAATACCAACATGCTTATTTGGTCGCCTGGGTCCGTTGGGTTGAACGAGTGACAATATTTGCCACCCAACTGTTTGGCTACTAAATAACCAATTGAACTTTTTCCAGCATGACTTACCCCATCTATAAAGACAGTTGCTCTACCTTTTTCATGGTACAATTTTACAATTTGCTCGATAATCGGTATTTGGTCCCCCAAGGGTGTTAAATGGGTTAAATCCAACCGGTACGTTCGGTAAAAAAAGTTTTTATAAATTCCCATTCGAACCAACATTTCTATTTTATTGGTTTCCGGCTTTGTTTCAAGCATCATCACAGGACATGCAATTGATTCTTCTTTGTGTTCTGTTATTTTTTTATAATAAGCATTATGGGTAATAATGTGTATTTTAGGGTCTTCATACGTCATGTTATCTATGTATCCTACACAATTTCTTCCTATAATTATACCTGTACTGATTTCTTTACCGTGCATGATTTTAGTAGACCAGGCAATCACATCTTTCGATAACAATTTAATAATATGATGGGATGTTTCTTTGTCTTCCATAATGAAATAATACTTATAGTTGAACAAATAACACAATGCAATGAAAATTTGTAATGGATTAATATTGTATATAATGTAACCCCATATCATAGGAGTAAACGACTTCATAATAGTCTTATCTAGTACATTTTAATATAGTTTCATTATTCAATTAAAATCTATACTGTATAGTATGCCATTCACCATGCGAAAATTGCCGAAGAAAAATTTGTACAAAGTCTATAATTCAAAAACCAAACGTGTTCATGCCTACGGAACTACCTTGGAAAAAGCAAAAAAACAAATTCGATTTTTATACATGAACGAACGTAAAATGTCAAGTCCACGATAATTTTTTTATTTTACCAATCATAATTGCTTTTTTCAAGTAAATCTGTATCAACGTTAACTTTGGAGTTTCTTTATGTGGAATACATGAATAAAATTTAGTCTGAATTTTATCCATTTCTTCGTTACTTCCTCGCATAATGGCTAATTCTAAATCCGTAAGTATATTATACCCTTTCGCTATTTGACAAATTGGCAACAAATCAAGTTCCATTTATTGCATTTAGACATATGTTTAAGTTTTTTTCAATTTTATAAAGTTGGCGTTATTTGTCCCATACAGCAATACCAATATCATCTGCTTCATCATAGAATGTCGGAACCGGGTTATGTATCCCATCAAAATAAATCCACTGTTGTTTCCATTTTCTATCAGCTACATTGACTAACCGTATCGCAGAATCTACTGCTATATTGGGATAGTTTATCATTTTCATATCCCAAAACCCATCTGTCCCACAAATTACACGAACTTTATCTTCCGGTTCATAATATATTAGGATATTGCTTGGTGCAAGACCTGTTACATTGTTATGACCAAAACTTTGGGATGGTACCAGCGTTTCTCCCGTGTCCCATGAGCCAATATTGGATTCTATTAAATGTACATCCGTATCATTCACTGGTTTAGGTGTATTCGCCGGTCGAATCTCACGTATCAAACATTTGGTTCGTTCTATTTCTCCCGGATTCTGAAAATTATGCAGTGGTGTAGTATACACTAATTTTTCATTTTTGAAAACAGCTGTCATTGAATCTCCAACATTGATGACTTCAATTTGACATTTTGTTTTGTTAATGCGGGCAAACGTAAACGTACTTCCTGTATGGATAAGATTATGGCCTAGTAATTGTTGTCGAATATACTCTACTGGATTGGATTCCTGCGCAACTACTGTAAAATCTAGACCTCGCAATAACCCAATACACGAATCACGATTGTATCCAGTTCCATGACCATCCATCGCAGCTACATAATCGTAATCTTCATTATCTTTCCGAAAAGACCCTTTGACCACATGGTCCTGTGCACTTCCGAGTTGCCGTGTAATCGCCATGATTGAAAATTATTGGATAAACAATAATTTTCAATTTTTAATTAAGGTAAAGAAACTAATTTGGATATTTCTATTCTACATTTATCATTATCTACAGAAGACATAATTTGCGACGTTAAATGTGTATAATTTTCAGTTTCACCTTCATTTAAAAACCATGTCGGATGGTCTTGTTCCCATTGTTTCAACACACCTACATATTTATCTTTAATGATTGTGTTTGACTTTCGTAGAGTATCTTCTACTTTTACCATATCGTGTTCCCAATTATTTTCATGTTTAATACAAAGTTTTTTTCGTTTTGCATCCAAACAATGAATAGGTCGTTTGTACATACCTAATTCTTGAATACCATTTGAAATTGTTTTGATAATATTGTCAGATATATTATCAGATAATGAATAATCGTACATTTTAATTTCCAACATGTTCAAAAAGTCGGCCCAATTAATGGCATCTTTACAATCTTCTTGTAAAAATACGTTGATGTTTATTTTTTGATTTCCTAATTTAGGTATCATTTCGGTAAGTTGTTGCTGTTGTTGTTTAATTTGATTCAATAAATTTTCTTGAAATTTAGTATTTTCTTCTTTTTGTTTTAATAATAATTCGCAAACATTATTACTTGCACACATTTCTTTATGTTTCCATAATCCAGATTTAGTGGTGTATTGTTTGTTGCATGTAGTACAATGATAGGATAATAAATGTTTTTTAGTTGTTAAATGTTTATCATAATTTCCTTTTTTACTAGTTGAATAATTACATTTTTCACATTCAAATTTCATTTCTTAATATTCCATTCTTTTATTTATATTCTTTTAATTATGCATAATTTTTCCTTACCATAAATATTTTTACAACTTTTGAAAATGTGACCATCA